GCTATAGGATATTCTCTTGCACCAGGTACAGAAATTAGGTTACTTTTACTAGATCAACAATCAGATGGAACTATCCTTGATCAGGGTACTCTTATAACATCAATTATAGGATCTTCTACTCAAAATTATGGAGGCACAAGTAATCTTTTAGGTTTAGATTGGTCAGGAACAGTTTCAGATTTATCTCTTAATATAGCACTCCCATTCCAGTCTGGAGATAGGGATGGTTCACTTATACTTGGTGACCCGGGCCTTACCCTTACAGTTCATTACACAACAACCCCAACTAGTAAAGTATATCTTTCAGGGGGTAAAGTATCTATTGCATCTGGAAAAGTTTCTATTACTTAATTTGGTTTTTTCAATTTGCGTTCTTATATTTACGCAAAAGTTACATTTTAAAAATTAGTTATATTATGGATTTAAATGCAATTCGCAGTAAGCTGAACTCCTTGCAGCAAACAAACAAAGGAGGCAACAACGATCGTAGCTTGTTTTGGAAACCTAGTGTAGGTAAGCAAGTTATCCGTATCGTTCCTAATAAATTTAATAAAGCTAACCCTTTTACAGAGGTATATTTCCACTATGGGATTGGTGAACGTACAATGATCTCACCTATTAATTTTGGTGAAAAGGATCCTATCGTAGAGTTTGCGAAACAACTTCGCAACACTAGTGATAAAGAAAACTGGCGTTTGGCTAAAAAGCTTGATCCTAAAATGCGTATATTTGCTCCTGTTATTGTTCGTGGTGAAGAAAATGATGGAGTGAAATTGTGGCAGTTTGGTAAAAACACTTACCTTGACTTCCTTTCGCTTGCAGATGATGATGACATTGGTGATTTTACTGACATTCACCAGGGCCGTGACATTACAGTAGACACAGTTGGTCCTGACGTTACAGGTACTGCTTACAATAAGTCTTCTGTTCGTGTTAAAACTAAACAAACACCTCTTGGGGATGCTGACCAGATTCAAGATTGGTTAGAAAACCAAAAGAACCCAACTGAGGTCTTCAAGCGCCACTCATTTGAAGACATGAAGAGTAACCTCCAAACATTCTTGGCACCTGAAGAAGCTGCCCAAGAAGGAGATATTATTGATGAAGGAAAGACTGACGATCTCCCTTTTGATAAAGGGGGGTCACAAAATAACTATGCTCTGAAGACTCCCCAGAAGCAAAGTAAAACTGATAAATTTGATGAATTGTTTAGCTAATGCCTAGAGGAAAAAAAGCATCACTTACGGCGGCTGTATCTAACGAACTTAAAGCAAATTTTGACCTTGGTAAATTCAAGGAAAAGAAAATGCTTAATGCTAATGCTAAGTTTAAGCCCCAACAATGGATCCCACTTTCCCAAGCATTCCAGGATGTAACTTCGATTCCTGGCATCCCTGCGGGACATATTGTCCTACTAAGAGGTCATTCTGATACCGGTAAGACAACTGCCTTGATTGAGGCGGCTGTCTCCGGTCAGAAGCGAGGGATACTCCCTGTGTTTATCATCACAGAGATGAAATGGAGTTGGGAACATGCTAAACAAATGGGTCTTGAAATCAACGAAGTAGTTGATGAAGAAACTGGTGAGGTCACAGACTACAATGGTAACTTTATTTATGTAGATAGAGAAACTATTAATTCTATTGAAGACGTAGCAGCATTTATTTTAGATTTAATTGACGAGCAGAAAAAAGGTAACCTACCTTATGATCTATTATTCCTTTGGGATTCAATTGGCTCAGTACCCTGTGAAATGTCTCTTAAATCTAATAAGAATAATAACGAATGGAACGCTGGTGCTATGTCAACTCAATTTGGCAACAATGTAAACCAACGCATAACACTTTCACGTAAAGAAAGTAGTCCATTTACTAATACATTGGTTTGTATTAATAAAGTGTGGACACTTAAACCTGAATCACCTATGGGCAAACCCAAGTTGATGAATAAAGGGGGTTATGCTATGTGGTTTGATTCAACATTTGTAGTAACATTTGGCAATGTAATGTCAGCAGGTACATCTAAGATTAAAGCAATTAAAGATGGTAAGCAGGTTGAATTTGCTAAACGTACTAATTTGCAAATCGATAAAAACCACATTAATGGTGTTACTACCAGAGGTAAAATTGTAATGACACCTCATGGGTTCATTAATGATGACGATAAAGAAATTAAAGCCTATAAAAATTCCCATGCAGAAGCTTGGAGAGAAGTCTTAGGAGGCGTAGATTTTGACATCATTGAAGAAGATCAGGAAGTACAAGATATTTCCCACTTCGAAAAAGAACCTGAGTAATGAATAAAAAAGATTATTTAAAGATGCTCAATAATATTGAGCAAGGGGAAGAACCAACTAAACCTGGTCAACATGAACGAGTAGTTTTTATTGATGGGTTGAACTTGTTTTTAAGAAATTTTGCAGTATTAAATTTTGTAAACTCAAGCGGTACTCATATAGGAGGTTTAGCAGGCTTCTTACGTTCTTTAGGTGCTCTTATAAATCAAATACAACCAACCTCAATATATATCGTGTTCGACGGAGTGGGTGCCTCCACTAATAGGAGGTACCTGCTCCCAGAATACAAAACTGGTAGAAATCTAAATAGGATTACTAATTGGGATGCTTTTGATGACATTAGTGATGAGAATGATGCTAAAGTAGACCAAATTATCAGACTTGTTCAATATCTAAAATGCCTCCCAGCTAAGGTGGTTTCTATAGATAAAGTAGAAGCGGATGATATTATAGCTTATATGTCAAAGGACATGGCTAAACGCTTTAATACTAAGTCATATATTGTTTCTAGTGACAAGGATTTCCTTCAATTAGTAGATGATAACGTAACAGTTTACCGTCCTATAGAACGAGAATTTTACGATCCTAGGACTGTAAAAGAAAAATTTGGTATTGTCCCTAAAAACTTTATTCATTATAAAGTACTACTAGGGGATGCTTCTGATAAAGTACCTGGTGTTAAGGGATTGGGTAAAAAAGGTGTACTCAAACGATTTCCTGAATTAGCAGATGGTCCTATGCCATTTGATAGATTATTTGATTTAAGTGAAGAACGTCTTAAAGATAGTGTAGTTTATGCTAGAATAATTCAAGATTGGGATAAACTACTTAACACTAAAAAAATTATGGATTTGGAAATACCAATGGTATCAGACGAAGAAAAAGAATATCTTTCACAACTACCTTTGGATCCTCTTAATGAACTTCGTATTTTAGAGTTTATGAGTTTATATAGTGAGGATGGACTCAATCATATTATAAAGAACACGGAATTTTGGTTAAAAGATACATTTACGAGGTTGACTTATGACACTTAATAGTTTAGCTACATACGGAACGGCGTTTCAAGTCAAAGTATTATCGTCACTTCTTACACATAAAGAATTCTTACAGAATATCAATGATGTACTAAGTGAAGAATATTTCGACAACCAGGCCCATAAATGGATCATTGGACAGATTCTAGATTATTATGAAAAATACCACACAGTACCTACAATGGAGGTATTGAAAGTGGAAACTAAAAAAGTTGAAAATGAAGTTCTCCAATTATCAGTTAAAGAACAACTTAGGGAAGCTTACCAAGCATCTAATGAGGATTTAGAATATGTAGAAAAAGAATTTTCTTCATTTTGTAAAAACCAACAACTTAAAAAAGCCCTACTAAATTCAGTTGATCTTTTAAATTCTGGAGATTTTGAATCAATTAGAGGACTTATTGATAATGCCCTAAAGGCGGGTGCTGAAAAAAACATAGGACATGAATACATTAAAGATACTGAAGCTCGCTATAGAGAAGAAGCAAGAACTATTGTACCGACTCCATGGGGCAAATTTAACGACCTTATGCAGGGGGGTTTGGGGAACGGAGATTTTGGTCTTATATTTGGTAACCCTGGAGGTGGTAAGTCGTGGACTTTGGTGGCGCTTGGTGGGTATGCCGTAAAAATGGGCTTTAATGTACTGCACTATACGTTAGAATTAGGCGAGGATTATGTAGGTCGACGCTACGATGCATTCTTTACTGGTAAGCCTGTAGATACACTAACTAAAAACAGAAAAGCAGTAGATGAAATCATCCCCCAACTCCCAGGTCAACTTATTATTAAAGAGTATGCCCCCGGACAAGCAACTATTAATACTATTAGGGGACATATTCAAAAATGTACTG